GTATTTCAATGCGAAACCAGTTGTGGAATCCTCTGAAGTCACATCTGAGGAGAGCATAGTGGAAGATCATACTTCTGCAATGTCACAATATCTCTCAGCATTGACTAAGTTCCAATAGTATCAATTTTTAAAACACACCCAAAAGGTAAGCCAAATGTTTAATTCTGGACAACTCCAGAAGAAGTGGCAACCACTCTTAGAGGCAGAAGGATTAGATAAAATCCAAGACAACCACAGAAGAGCAGTTACCGCCCAACTTCTAGAAAACCAAGAGAGATTTTTAAGAGAAGAGAGAGCATTCTTGTCAGAAGCTCCTCCAACAGTAAACACTGACCCATCAGGAACTGGAGCCGCAGGTTTCAGTGGTGGTGCAGCAGTCGGTGGACCTGTTGCTGGTTTCGACCCAGTTCTTATTAGTCTTATTCGTAGATCAATGCCTAACTTGGTGGCATACGACCTAGCTGGCGTTCAACCAATGAACGGACCAACTGGATTGATCTTCGCAATGAGATCTAAGTACGACAACCAGAACGGTACAGAAGCATTCTTCAACGAACCAGATTCTGCATTCTCTGCTCAAGACTCCGACACATCATTCACACAGGGTGATTACACAGGAGCAACTGACGGAGATTCAGACGTTGGTTTCGGTACAACTGCACAAGGTGGTGGTAACCCATCAATCTTGAACGGTGGTGCAGAGAACGCTTACTCAGTTGGACAAGGTTTCAAGACTCAACAGTCTGAAGCTTTAGGCGACGGTGCTAACAACGACTTCAGAGAGATGGCGTTCAGCATCGAGAAGGTATCTGTGACTGCGAAGTCAAGAGCCCTCAAAGCTGAGTACAGTTTAGAACTAGCACAAGACCTCAAGGCGATCCATGGATTGGATGCAGAGGCTGAGTTAGCAAACATCCTTTCTACTGAGATCCTAGCGGAAATCAACAGAGAGATCATCCGTACAATCTACAAGGCAGCAAGACCTGGTGCTCAAATCAATACAGCAACAACTGGTGTATTTGACTTAGACACAGACAGTAACGGAAGATGGATGGTTGAGAAGTTCAAAGGTATGATCTTCCAACTTGAAAGAGATGCTAACGCAATCGCACAGGAAACTCGTCGCGGAAAGGGTAACATCATCCTTTGCTCTGCTGATGTTGCTTCCTCTCTAACAGCTGCTGGTCAACTAGACTACACTCCTGCACTCAACAGCAACATGAATGTTGATGATACAGGTAACACATTCGCTGGTACACTCAACGGACGTTACAAGGTATACATCGATCCATTCGCTGCTAACCTAAGTGCTGATCAGTACTACGTTATGGGATACAAGGGTTCTAACCCTTATGATGCTGGTCTATTCTATTGCCCTTACGTTCCACTACAGATGGTAAGAGCAGTTGGACAAGACACATTCCAACCAAAAATTGGTTTCAAAACCAGATACGGAATGGTTGCTAACCCATTTGCTGAAGGTACTGCACAAGGTCTTGGTAGAATTACTGGTAACAGTAACAGATACTACAGACGTGTTAAAGTTACAAACCTTATGTAAGCGAGTTGCTTATATACTTACAAGACCCCTTTACAGGGGTCTTTTTTTATGCTATAAATATGGTAGTCAAATAATACTATGAAAGATCAAGGATCTATTGCTGCTGGAGAAACACCAGAGGTAAGATGGAATCGAGGACTTGACATTTTTATAGAGTCTGTTCATACACCTGATTCCAAACTCAGAGGTTGTGCACATAATCAGCATTGCTACACAGAGTTGATGGATATTAGAGAACATGTGCTAGAATATCTGCAAAGTTTACGTAAATGAATGAACGGTAGAATCAATAAAGTAATGATGCTTGCGAGAACTATGAGAATAAAGCAAGGTATAATGGAAAAGCATTGGTATCCTGAGTGGAGTGATAAAGAAAGATGGGCTGCTCAACAAGCCCTAAATAATGTTTTAGATGTTCTTGATGAATACTGGGAGTAATGGCAGACACTAGGGTTAGAGGTGCTACACCTCCGTTCAAACTAAATGAACCTACTAATAGGAATTTCCTATCAATAGTTGGGTTTAAGTTCTTGCTGAACCGTTGCCCTAAAGTTAGTTTCTTTTGCAATCAAGCAAACATACCAACTGTAACTCTTGGTACCACAACGCAAGCATCTTACCTTCGTCAAATACCTATACCTGGCACAGAGTTATCTTACGAAGATCTGACTCTTAGTTTTATAGTTGACGAGAACTGCGAGAATTACTTGCAGATATATGATTGGATTACTGGACTAGGATTTCCTGAGTCACTACAACAGTATGAAGATCTGAAGAAAGTAAATAGATTTTATCCCGACTCTGCTGAACAAGATCAGTTTGCAGAGAGGTCTGATGGAACATTGATGGTTTTGAATAGTGATTACAACCCAAGTATCTCTATCAAGTTCAAGGATTTATTTCCTGTTGCACTATCTGGTGTACCATTTGACTCAACAGAAACAGAGCAAAGATATTTTACCGCAATGGTTACCTTTAAATATACTATTTTTGATGTGATTGACGTAAATGGAACCAAGGTCTAAGACTTTAAGTCTTGAAATGATTCAAGACATGTGGGAAAAAGACGCAAAGATGAATCAAGATGAACTTGATACTGAGTCTCTACGTATCCCACAATTACACGCTACTTATTATGAACTATATAATACGATACTGCTCATGCGAAAGCGTGAAGAGCAGACACATTGTAATGTTCTACTAGATCGGAGAAAGTATTACACAGGTAAGGCAACTGCGTCTGTATATGAAGCAGAACCATTCCCTTACAAGGTCAGAGACAAGGATGACCTCAAGTTATATCTTGAAGCAGACGAGAAACTCAGAAAGACCAAACTAAAGATCGAATACTATGACACCATGTTGAAGTATATCGAGGAAATACTAAGACAAATCTCCAATAGAACTTACCAGATAAAAAACGCTATTGAATGGAGACGTTTCAACGCTGGTTATGGCTGATCTAACTATAAGAAAGAAGAACGAAGTCTTTCTAAGAATTGATTGCGACCCACACATACGACACGAGTTACAGGACGAGTTCACCTTTGATGTACCAGGTGCTAAGTTCATGCCTCAGTATCGTAGTAAGTACTGGGACGGTAAGATAAGATTATTTAATTTACAGAAGCAGGAAATATATGTCGGTCTGTTAGATAAGATCACGTCTTTTTGTAAGAGATATGATTACGAATTTGAATTTGAGAACTCCAAGTATTACGGACTGCCATACGAAGAGACGGAATCAATTTCGTATGAAGGGGTAAAGGACTATCTAACTCGAATCTCGAAATACAAACCTCGTGATTATCAGATTGATGGGGTGACTGATGCATTACAGAAGAATCGTAGATTGATTATATCACCAACAGGGTCTGGTAAGTCCTTGATGATCTATGCAGTTACACGATACCACGTAGAACATAAAAGGTCAACCCTCATTATTGTCCCTACTACCTCTCTTGTAGAACAGATGTATAAGGACTTTGTAGATTATGGATGGAATGTCGATGGAATTTGTCATAAAATTTATGCTGGTAAAGACTTGATGAGTCAGAACCCAGTCATTATAAGCACATGGCAGTCAATATACAAGCTACCTAAAGACTGGTTTAATAGATTTGATGTTGTAATTGGTGACGAGGCACATCAGTTTAAGTCTAAATCATTAGTAAGTATCATGACTAAACTCTATGACACAAAATACAGGTATGGTTTCACAGGTACGCTCGATGGTACACAAACTCATAAGTGGGTACTTGAAGGTTTGTTCGGACCCTCTTATAAGATCGTCAATACTAAGGAACTACAGGAGAAGGGTTACTTAGCAACACTCAACATCAAAGTTCTATTACTCAAGCATGATCCAAAAAGATTTGATACCTATCAAGATGAAATAGAATATATTATAGGTCATGAAAAAAGAAATAAATTTATTAGAAACCTAGTACTGGACTTGAAGGGTAACACTTTAGTTCTCTATAGTAGGGTTGCCACCCATGGAGAGGTGCTATTCGACCTAATAAATAAAGATGATAGAAAAGTCTTCTTCATACACGGTGGTGTAGATGTCGAAGAAAGGGAATCTGTCAGGAGTATAGCAGAGGTTGAATCCAATGCTATAATTATTGCATCCTTTGGAACTTTCTCCACTGGTATCAATATCAAGAACCTCCATAACATTGTCTTTTCTTCTCCTTCTAAGTCCAGAATTAGAACTTTACAATCTATCGGTAGGGTCTTACGTAAAAGTAATTCCAAGTTGAGTGCCACATTATATGATATAGCGGATGATACTAAGAAAGGATCAGTCCAGAACTATACTTTGAATCACTTGATTGAACGGATCAAATACTACAACGAGGAAAAATTCAACTATGACATCATCCAAATCAAAATTTGAAGAACCGTATGAGGACTTTCTTGCGGCTATCAAACTTGTAAGTGGTGAAGAGATACTGTCAAAGGTTGTTGTGTGTAGTGATGATGACGATAGAATTATCCTAGAGAATCCAGTTGTATGTCAGGAGGTTCGCACCCCTGGTGCGAATATCCCGTTGGGATATAAATTTGAACCTTGGATGAAATTAACTGATGAAGAGGTTTTCATAGTTGATATGAATAGAATTATTACAATGTCTGAGATAAAAGATAAAGAAGTAAACAAAACATATTCCACGATCATCAAGCAAGGGTTCACTCGCTCACACCCTGAGATAACTAAAGAAATGGGATATATAAACTCTGTAGATAAGGCACGTCAACAGTTTGAAGATATCTACAAGAAAGACTCTAAGGATACAAAAGAAACTTAATACCTGTCCTTTCAACCCCCACAGGGTTATTGTACACAGTTTTGACAAGTATGTCAAGTGTGCTATAATTAAGTACAGAAACACGCACAGTAATGCCACGTAAAAGATCAGAGCACTACGTCAATAACAAGGAGTTTCTTGCTGCAATTATTGATTATAAAGACCAAATTATTATTGCCGAGAAAAGAGGTTTACCTAAACCTGTAATTCCCAGATACATTGGCGAATGCTTTCTAAAGATAGCAACTCACCTATCATTCAAACCAAACTTTGTAAACTATATGTTCAAAGATGATATGGTATGTGATGGCATAGAGAACTGTGTTCAATACATTGATAACTTCAATCCAGATAAGTCTAGGAATCCTTTTGCATACTTCACACAGATAATACACTATGCATTTCTAAGAAGAATACAGAAAGAGAAACGTCAGTTAGATATAAAACAAAAGATAATAGAAAAGTCTGGGTATGACGAAGTCTTCGTCGCAGACGAAGCGGATAAGTCCTCTGAGTATAACTCTATCAAAGATGCTGTACAATATAGAACCAACAACAGATGAAAGTCGCTATCATTACTGATCAGCATTTTGGTTTCAAGAAAGGTTCTAAACTATGGTTAGATTACTTTCAGAAATTTTATGATGATATATTCTTTCCTACATTAGAGAAGCACGGTATAGACACTATACTTGATCTAGGAGATACCTTTGATAACAGGAAGGGTGTGGATCTATGCTCTCTCAATTGGGCAAAGTCTAATTACTTTGATCCTATTCGAGATAAAGGAATGTCAATGATCAGTATAGTTGGCAACCATACTGCTTTCTATAAGAATACTAATGACATCAACACTATAGATCTGATGCTCAGAGAGTATGATAATATACGTATCGTTGAAGAGTGTGAAGAGATAACTGTAGGTGGGTTACCAATACTGTTTATACCTTGGATCAACCCAGAGAATGAGGCAACAACATATAAGATGGTGAAGGATAGTAAGTGTAAGGTTGCCATGGGTCATCTAGAACTAAATGGGTTCGTTGCCACACACGGGCACGTAATGGACGTAGGAGCAGACTTTGAGTGTTATGACCACTTTACCCATGTGTTCTCAGGACACTACCACACAAGGTCAAATAACGGTAGGATATATTACCTAGGCAATCCATATGAGATGTTCTGGAATGATTGTGATGATAAAAGAGGATTCCACATATACGATACAGAGAAACTAACACTCAAGACAATCAATAATCCGTATCAGATGTATAAGATTATCAATTACGCTGATACACCTAGACAACTGACTAAGTTTGAGGAGTATAGGAATAAGATAGTCAAGGTTGTAGTCAGACAAAAGACTGATGATAAAGAGTATGAAAGATTCATGCAATCATTAGCAAGAGTACATCCATATGATATCAAGGTGGTAGAGAGATCTGTAAATATGCTTGCACCTGAGGAGAACGTAGCACAGACAGAAGATACGATGACTCTACTCAACACATACGTTGATGATCTAACCACAGATCTAAATAAATCTAAGATCAAAGACATTTTGAGAGTCACTTATCAAGAGGCATGTGAGGTCATTTAATGCATATTATTACACCAAAACATAGTCAAGACGAGGGAGCATATGCAGTCGTCAACGAGTATGGTGAGAAGGTTGTATTCTTTTTTGTAGAGAAAGATGATGCTGACAGATATGCTATGATGTTAGAAGGTACAGGTGAACCTATCATGAAAGTAATACATGTTGCTGATCGTGTAGCAATTGCAGCTTGCGAAAAAACAGGAACAAGGTATACTATAATAGGTAAAGATGATTTCGTAATTCCAGTTAATCCTAAGTGATTCGTTTCAAAGAAATTCGTTATAAAAACTTTTTGTCCTCAGGGAATCAATTCACATCTATAAAGTTAGATGAGAATAAAGATACTCTCATTGTTGGTGCAAATGGTTCGGGTAAGAGTACGGTTCTAGATGCTCTTACATTTTCTTTGTTCGGTAAACCGTTCCGAAAAGTTACTAAGGGTCAGTTAGTCAACAGCACAAACGAAAGAGATGCTGTTGTGGATATAAAATTTGATATTGGAGATGTACCTTATAGGGTTATACGAGGCATCAAACCAAATATTTTTGAGATTTATAAAAATGGAAAAAAATTCAATGAGGACTGCTCTGCTAACGATCAACAAAAGTCTTTGGAAGGACAAATACTCAAACTCAACTACAAATCTTTCACTCAAATTGTTATACTTGGGAGTGCTTCTTTCGTTCCCTTTATGCAACTATCTGCTCCACATCGCAGGGAAGTTATAGAAGACTTACTTGACATCAAAGTTTTTTCTATGATGTCAGATATCTTGAAGACTCAAATCAAACAGTCAAGAGATAATTTGAGAGTCATGGAACTGAAGAAAGAATCAGTTGCAGATAAAATAATAATGCAGAAAAGATTTATCAAACAAATAGAGGAGGAAGGTTATGACAGCATCAACACCAAACAACAAGAGATCGAGAATTGTGATACCGAAACAGAAGAGTATCAAAGGAGTGTTGAAGATCTCATCTCTAAAGTCAATAAAAAGGAAACGGATATTCAACAATATACTAAATCAAGTAGTACTATAAAGAAGTTAGAAAAGTTAAAATCAAAAATACAAACTAAAGAATCAAACTCTAGTCATGAACTAGATTTTTTTGAAGCACATTCAGTTTGTCCTACATGTACACAGAATATAGAAGAGTCATTTAGAGTAAATAGAGTTGAACACCTCCAAGGAGTTCTTGCCAAACATCAAAGTAGTTTGGATGAAATTACCACTGCTATAGAAGCAGAGGAAGAACGAGAACAACAGTTTCTCAAACTCCAGAAGGAGATTACTACACTATCTAATGAAGTTTCTCAATTCAATATTAGAATTGCTAACAACAACAAACGAAGAGGAAATCTTGAAACAGAAATTCAAAACATTACCGATAGACTTGAAAACAAAAATTCTGAAGATGAGAAACTAACAGAGTATAAGGATAAACTAAAAGACATACTAAACAATTTACAAACAACTCAAGAGGAGTTCGATTATCTAGAACAGGGTAACGAACTACTCAAAGATGATGGTGTAAAGAAAAGTATTATAAGAAAGTATCTACCTCTGATCAACCAACAGGTCAATGAGTATCTACAGAGGATGGATTTCTATGTCAACTTCATGTTAGATGAAGACTTCAATGAAACTGTGCAGACACCTGTGCATGAGAAGTTTTCTTATGCATCATTCTCTGAGGGTGAGAAGATGAGGATTGACCTTGCACTTCTGTTTACATGGAGAGAGATAGCAAGGATGAAGAACAGTGTTGTCACGAATTTGCTAATCATGGACGAGGTTTTTGACTCATCACTAGATGAATTTGGTACAGACTATTTCCTCAAAATTGTACGGTATATCATCAAGGATGCTAACGTGTTTATAATCTCACACAAACAGGATTTATACGATAAATTCAATCACTGTCTGGAGTTTACTAAGGACAAGGGTTTTTCCAAACTAAAAGTTTGACAAGTGCACAGTTTGTGCTATCATATATAATCATACAAAGGAATCGAAAGATCGTACCCCTGCGTAGATAAAAAGACACCCATGTCGGGGTCGTCTAACATCCGCAGGATTTTTTAATGTCTTGCGAGATACTCATAACAATAATGAACATTAAATCAATCTTAGCAGTCGCTGCTGTAACTGCTTTCTCTTCTCCTGTATTAGCAGGACCTTACGTTGGTGTAGACACCAAGTCAAAATTCACTGGTAACAACTACAGTGCAACAGAATTCACTGGTAAGATCGGTTACACTGGTGCTTTAGGTGAAGGTGGTACTAAGTACTTCGTAGAAGGTGGACCTATTATAACTGTTGCAGACGGTGGTGCAGAGACAACTGAATTAAGAATCAACTCTGGTTTAGCATTTGCTCTAACAGACTCAGTTGGTGCTAAAATCGGTGGTAAGTTCACATCTAACGATGGTGGAGACAACAAGTACGAATTCCTAACTGGAATCAAGTACAGTTTCTAAGAAACAAACTTACATAATACAAGGGGTGGTTGACACCCCTTTTTTTATGCTATATAATAGATGAACCTAGGTTAGATTATGGATCAAGAAGAGTCAATGTTTGGTGCTGAACCCAAACCTAAGAAGAAACCATCTAATGATGGAAAGTATAAGTGGATATCAATTGGTGTGGTAGGCAGTCTATTCGCTGTATCACATCTTGGTATGATAGGACATATTGTAAGTAGAAAAGATACACCTAAGTTACCTAACTTGAATATACCTGTAGGACCATACACTTCATATAAGGCAAGTGTATCAGAGGATGGTTACGCTATAACATATAAAGCAAACGATCCCAAGACAATGCATATCACTACAAGTATAAAAGAGAAAGCAGGTTTCTTAGGGTTAGCAAACAACACCAAAGAAGTTGTTGAAGAGTATGTCATGGATGGTATAACCAATCAAGGAGGACCTGTATCTAATCCTAGATCATGGCAAGATCCTGCAACACTAGGGAGTACATCGAACACACAGGGAGATGCGGTTGCTAGATCAGAAGCATGTATCAAAGCAATCGGAAGTGCAGAAGGAACAGGAAGACTCGTGGGTACCTCGGTTGGTGCTAGTGCTGCTCCTGCTCTGTCTAATATCCCCTTTATTGGTTGGGTCGCTGCTGGTTGGGTGGCAATGTTTAGTGGCAATCAGGGTGCTGACATAGGTGGCAGCATGGCAGAAGGTCTAAACGAGAACTGCTAATGTGGGAAGGTATACTTATTATTGCAGTCGGGTCTGTTGTCTTCATCATTGTTGACATATGGATCAGGGAAAAATTCGGAAAGAAAAAAGATAAATAGTAACAGTTCTTTACAATTGAATGTCAGAAGTTCAGCACATGTTATGGATGGTGACAATGCTAATATTTGTCACCACTGTTCCTACAGCGTTAGTGCTGTCAGTATTTTTGAA